ATAGGCTGGAAGAACAACTTAGGTACTGCGGCTTTAGTATCGAAACGCAACCGAGTAACAACAGTCTCGGGGCTAATGCTCTGCGCGGCTAAGAATCTTGCGTACGCTTGTAGTGGGCGCTTGTCGCCTTCTTCTTTACCGAAGATTGATGTAGCAGATAGGGTCAACTGCATAACATCGCCAGTTACGTCGTTAGATAATACAACCGCAAGACGCTGACTGAAACGACATGCGCGAGAATCACCTTGACCGGAGCCTTTGGCATTTTGTGGGCATGACGCGCAGTTACTAGATTGCGCTTCTTTAGCGGACGCATCGGGTTTTTCACCGTCAGCAGACCAACAATCGGGTGCTTTCGATGCTCCTTCTTCATAGCTACCAGCGTAATATGTACGGCTGATCTTTGGGGCGGCTTGAACAATCACCACATCAAGATGGCGGTCTTCGATAGCTGCTACCTCATCACTACCTGACATTAAACGAAATACACCACCTTTAACGGAGATGCGCTTACCAAAATTACCACTACCACCGCCTGATAGGCTTCTCGCTAATTCAGAAATCTCTACCGTCTTAGCAAATGCTGGTAGTTGGGCGGGGTTAAATGCTGTGAGTTCTTTACTCATTTGTTACTACTCCTGTGCTATTTGGCTTAGCTACTGCTTCGCCTGTTTGTAAAAATTCTAAAAATGTTGCGGCGGCTTCGGTAACTTCGAAAGCATCACCTTCATACATAGTTTTTGCAGCTGTATCCAAAGCCATTCGACGAAGGTCTAATTCCAGCATGATGTTACGTGCCGCGTTCTCTACTGCCTGTTGTTCTGGTGTTAATTGAGCGTCGCTCATGTAATTCTCCTTATTTAGTTGGTTTGCGTACTGATACTGATACTTCGGACATGGAGTTTAAACCCATTGGTACAACGCCAGGGTTTTCATCCAAAAACATCGCCATATTCTTTTGAGCAATTCTCTTTTCAAAAAGATCAAGCGCATCGTGCTCTATCGCAAACGTCTTAAATGAATCCCAGTCGTCTGTGTAGTAGCGCGTCTTTTGCGACAAGATAATAGTACCTTCATCTGTTCGCACAGATTGAAGACCGAGCGCCACCATCTGATCCTTCATGGCGTTCTTAATTTCTTCTTGCTGCAGTTTAAGTTCCTCAAGCTTGGACTCATACTCCGTCGTAAGCTCATTAGTCCTGCTATATATCTTGCGATATATCTTTGCTAGTTTGTCTAGCGGAATCACTTCGTCTGACATACTTCCTCCTTTGTCAATAATTATACATCAATACAGACAGCTGTACAACCCGATAATGGGTTTTTAAATTTCGCCTATCTCCTCCTTATACAGATTGAGCAGAATGTCATGTCCTTCAACACGCTTTTCTAACTGCGCAAACATCCGCTTTTCTATATCGCTACCTTGTAAGTGTATCACAGTAACATTCGTACCTGTCTGTCCAATACGATCTGCTCTAGCAATGCACTGTAGGTAAGTCTCTACAGACATAACGGGGCCATAAAATACTACTGTATCCGCGGCTGTAAGCGTTACCCCATGAGAGGCTGCCTGGGGTTGGACTACCAGTATACGCGGATTAGGTTCTGTTTGGAACCGTTTAAATATATCGGTACGCTTATTAACCGATACATCGCCATGAATCACCTCTGCCGCCACGTTATGCTTAAGAAGGTACTCGTGGATGGTCTCGATGCTGTGCCTAAAGGGTGCAAATACAATCACCTTTCTGTTGGTTTCTTCCAACACTTCTAGCAAAACATTCAAGCGAGGAGCGCAGTCAAATTCCACGACCTCATGGCTGTCGGTGTATGCCGCACCAGCAGAAATCTGTAGTAGCTTGGATACACCAGCCGCGGCGTTAACTGCCGTGATAGTCTCGCCCGAAGCCTGCATAACCATGCGCTCTTTGAGGAGCTTATAGTACTTGACTTGCTGTGGGGTTAGGGGTATCTCTCGTGTCTCAGTTAGTACTGGTGGTAGGTCTGTACACTCTTCTTTGGTAAACCTAATGGCAGGTTGCAACGCAGCAAATACCGCCTCAGCCGCCCCGCTCTTAGGAACCCATTTGAATTGGGTAAGCTTTTTCATAACCTTGTCGCGCCACGCAGTAGCAAACTTTGGTACACCAGTCGGGTTAACTAACTTAGCTAAACCATACGCATCCACAGGCGACTGCGCAGAAGGAGTTCCTGTCATCATCCACAACATTGAATCAGGGTGCAGAATTCTATTAAGGGACTTCCATCGTTTAGTTGATGCGTTCTTGTATGCGTTGGCTTCATCTACTATGACTAAATCAAACCGCCCATCGCGTGCAACTTCCTCGGCAATTAAGTTAAGCCCATCGTAGTTAACGATAACGAACTCATAGTCGCCTTGAACCATCTCGATACGCCGACTAGCCTGAGCATGGTGCGCCGCAATTGCAGACCTATGGATTATGCTGTTAGATATACCGCTTATCCAAGCATCGTGCATGATTGATAAAGGGCACAAGATTAAGCAACGTCTGACTTTCTTTANCCGCATCAAGTAATCCGCCGCCCATAAAGCACTAAGCGTCTTACCAGTTCCNGGGTCATTAAATACAAACGCTCTTGGGTTAAGTGTTAAGAAGGAGGATGTTTCAACCTGATGCGCAAANGGTCTATGCCTGCCTGGCCAATCATACCTAGCCGTTATGGGCGAGACTANATCTTTAACACCTAAGTTTCTTAATACCCTTACTTCCTCTAGACCCCAAAATACTGCCATCTCATATACACCACCATTCTCACCGACTATCTTACTGCGCGGAATAATACTGTACTTATCGGGGTCACGCGTCCTAAATACTAGAGCTTTGTTCTCTACTATTTCCATCTTCGTTTCTCTCTTCTTTTTGTTTTATGTAATCGTTCAAAGTCTTTGGTTGTTTTTTTCCAAAGATTGCTTCAAAGTTTTTATCAAACTGTTCTAGTTCTACACCTAATGGGCGAGGTGTATCGCCTTTACCACCATCTCTCATTCTTTTTCCTTTGCTAATATCTGAGCTGCTCTATGAATTTTTCCATCAAACCAACGACGAACAACATAACTGCGAACAACAGAAATGACTGTGTAAAGTAATCCCATGTAAAAGTTGTTAGTAAGAGTAATATGGAACCCAAAAAGAGGAAGGATAAGCAGGTTAGCAACAAAGTTAATACCAAAACCAATCCCCACATTGATACACGCTTCATAAAAACTCCCTAGTTTAGTCTGCCTCATTTCTCTTGTGCCTTTCTTAGTATTGCTCTAGCAAAATCTATTTGGTAGTGATGCCAATTTTTATAGTCTTTAAACACTTCATCTGCTACCTTCCGTATTTCCTCATCTGTTAGTGTCTTTGCTGGATGGGTGTAGAGTGGAATAGCAAGATAACCTTCTGCTGGTTCATACCCAACATAAACAAATTCACCGCCTACACTACTCATCCACGCTACTGGTTTGTTGTCAACTTGTAATAGCTGATTAGCGACATTTTTGGCATCATCGTAGCTATTGAGCGACATTTTAGTTTTTAATTCTTCTATCTCAGCTTGTTGCTGGCGTAGCATGGTGGCTGTCTGCATAAATATTTCGCCAGAAAAACCATTAGCCCTAGCTTCAGAGGCTTTATTTCCTTGAAATTCAATCAGTTCATTTGCGTTCAGAGAAGTCCGATTAGGGTTTACTCTTTTCCATATATGTTCATATGTGTAGCCTAGCGCAAGAGCTTCTGCCTCGGTCATTGCGAGCCTGTTTCCATCTTTGTCATGAAATATAATCATTTTCTTCTCCGATTAACCATATCTTTTTGAATGATAATTCCACCAAAATAAATTAAGACAGCTATATACACAACGACTAGCACACCTATAATAATTTCATTCATGGCATTAACTCTTTAGGTGGACGATCATCGCCTTCTCGGTAAGTCTTGCTATACAGCGTTAGCATCCGTAGATTACACATCACATGAGCTAGATGTGGTAGTCCTGATTCGGGGTCTAGTTCTTCACCTCGTTGCCAAGCAGCTAAGTGTCTCATTGCACAAGCATAGGGAACAGACCAAGGCATTCCTTTAGCCCAATTCCAAGCAGCATATTTCTTTGTACCATACATCCAAACTCTAGCCTCATCTTCCAATGTAGCTAGTGGGATCAAACTAAGATCGGCTTTACCGCCGTTGAACCTAGCGCCTGATCCTTTTGCTGTACTGTTTACATCTCCTATACCTTTAGTTACTGTATCGTCACTGTGGTATACGTATTCTTCGTTTGGCATCATTCCTCCTTATTTGATTGAGCCATCTGCCTTCCTTGGGAAACTTCTATTAGCACTAGCNCTCTTAGCNNTAAGATTACTTCGTACCGTCTTACCGCCTTTGCTTAGGGGCTNGGTGTGATCTACATCCTTGCCATCGCCTTTATGCACTACGCCTTCCCTCTCAAGCATACGTCTAGCTTTATTGCGTTGGGCGCGTTTCTTCTTAACGGCTTCTGTGCCGTCGTAGTTTAGGTACTCTTGTCGAAAATTACGCTTAGCTACCATTTTTAAGTCCTTTCTTATTGTGCTCGGCTACTGCCTCACACCAATCAATAAATTCCTCTACAGAGGTATCGTTTCTAAAGCTGTTTACTGCCCTACAAACCATTTGAATATTATCGGGCGTATACCCTCCGCCTGCAACAATACGATCTATGGACGCATTTGTTTTTGTTATTACGCCTTTTTCTAAAGAGCAGGTCAAGTCTCGCCCCGTTAGAGCACACTTGTAGTTTTGCTTTTCAAGTCTGTCTAGAATAATCTGCTTAGTTAGTTTGTCTCTTTTTCTACCGCCATAATACAAAAGGCGTGCGGCATACCTTGACCAATCACCGCTTATATATGCGTATTGATTCTCAGTAGACTGTATACCTGTAATGTATTTCCATTTGCCTTTACATTGTGGAGAACAAAATTTATGTACGCCCGAACGTGGAGTAAACAAAGTACCACAAACAGCGCATGCTTTTTGTTTAAATGTTTGTGGTGTGTCCCAGCGTGGCATTTTGTTCTCTCTTAATAATGTTTGCGGTGAAACTCACAGCTTTTTACAGGACACCACCCACATAGCGGGGTGCTATTTGGATTCCATATGTCATTGTCGTGGCTAGAGGCGAGCTTGGCAACCCGTTCTCTATACTTATTCCAATGGTAAGGGGCATCTTCTAACAGCATTTTATGCTTAACCGCACTCCCTTTAACTACAAATAGTAGGGCTGAGTTAACTTGCCGTATGTGGGGGAAGTGAGCAAACACCATCAAAGACATTAGGATTAGCTGATCTCGGTCAGGATACTTGTCGTTGCCTGTCTTATAGTCAATAACCCAAGCCTTTAAGCCATCGTCATCAATAATAAGTAAGTCAGCAATACCGCGTACCCAAACGTCGTCATCTTTAAAACCGCATGGGGAGAGGTCAACCCTCAACCCCATCTCATACTCAGCTAACTTGCGTCCTTCTTTTTTAAGTAGGCTATCCAGTACTGGCTTCATGTAGTCATACTCAGGGGGCAGGGGTGTGCCATCCTTAACGTAAACTTCTGCCGCTTCATGCACTTGCTTACCGTAGATAGTGTGGACAGTATCAGTGAAGGGGTAGTTTTTAAGTACCTTGACTTCATGAAACCNCCTAGCACAACCTTCGTAATCTTTAAGCCCTGAATGGCTCCACTTAATTGTAGTCATTAGAATTTNGCTGTTCGTATGGCTTGTTCAAGGCGGTCGGCAAACCCACTAACAAATGTTTCCTTGGCGTTTAGNTTGGACTCACCCATATCNTACAAAATAGCATGAACAATCTCATGCCACAAAGTATTATGTTGCCGCGATGCCGCCTGCTTAGCAATGGATATAGTGTGGTTACTGTAGTTATATGCACCTCGGCACTCATCCCTACCGACAAACACACTATCGTATAGCTCTACTTTGATTTTGGTTTTGCCTATTGTTATTACCTTTGGTACTGCAAATCGTTTGGTCACTTCGCTTCTCCATATCGTTTGGCACAGCCGGTCTCAGCGTCAAGAGGGATTCCTGACATGTACTTAGGATCTGCTACCATCTGCGCGTGTACCCAAGTTTCAGCTCCTACGGCTTCTGTCTCGGGAACTAGTACTACAACTTCATCATGCACAGTTAGTACACACGGATACCTCTTTTGTATCCGTAGCATCCCATCCGTCATGACACATCGTGCTACTGCTTGCACAATATTTTCTACTATTTTACCACCATACAGCTTCTTAGGCTTGTTCTTATCATCCCCACCATACTGCCATTGGATTCTACCCTTGTTGTCAGCTACTCCTTCAAGGTTTGGGTATCTTAAAGATAGCCCACTAGGTAGCTCAATGCTCTCCTTGGCAAACTTAATGCACTTGTAAGGATGTTCTTTACCCCTAGATAAGCAAGTCAAAATAGCATCGCTACATAGTTGCCAAAAAGCAACAACTGGTTGGGCTTTACTTCTATAGATGTCGATGATCTTCTTGGCAGATACGCAATGAATCAATAGCTCGTCCTCCGTACAAGTATGAGGTATAGCCCGCATCTTTTCTAAGTTATTATCCCACCCAATAAAGTCTTGCATGTCTTGGCCAGTAACACCGAGTTGTTTAGCAAACGCTTTATCGTACATCGTAGGGGGTGCACCTAGAAAGCCCGTCAATAATTGAGCCGCAAAGCTAGCCCAACCCATGCCATAGCCACATCCTAAGAGAGCTGACTTCGCTGATTGGCGGAGATCCGCATGGTCTTTTTTATTGAGACCGGCAATACCGAACATCTGTGCTCCGAACGCCGCATATGCGTCTTGCCCTGACGCAAAGATTTCAAGAAGATTTTGATAGTCGGCGAGGTACGCAAGTACACGCGGTTCAATCTGCGATAGGTCGCAAACAACGAGAGTGTAACCTCTCGGCGCTTGAATACTTTTGCGTAAAAAAGACCCCCGCTTGAGGTTCTGCAGATTAAGCCCCGAACCCTTGCTCGCTGACCAACGACCGGTGTGGGCGCCGTAATAATTGAGCGGGACAGGTAGCGTACCTCGTTCTGATATATCCACGAACCTTTGCGCTCGCGTTCTTTCAAGTGTCGACTTAACTTTAAGCCTCGCTTCACAAATAAGCGATACGTCTTCGTTGTTTGAATTAAGCAGTGCTTGGAAGAGGGCATCCGTTTTAGCGAAAGCGAAAGCTTCTTTACCAGTCGTCTTGCTAATTTTTGTTGGGGGGGATACCCCAAGTGCCCTAAGGACTTCAGCAAACTGATCGTTACTAGCCAACGCCGTTTCATCAACGTTAACTTTTTTAAGGATCGCTTCGCGCTTGGTACGCTCATCAATAATGGCTTCATTCAACATCTCCTTATCAAGTTCAAGGACGGGGTCAATAAACATTTTTAGTGTGAGGTCGATAAGCTTTAGCTCACCTTTTGGATAGCCACCCGTGATTTCCTCGTTTAAGCTATTAAATATTGCTTCGCACAAGAACACATCATGAAGACAATAAGTCGCTAGCTCTTCCTCTATGTTTAGCGGTAGTTCCTCCAAGCCGTCGGTAGAGTAGACTGCTTGCCCTTTTGGTGGGAGCTCGTAGTATTCTGCGAGTTTGGCGAGGCTATTTCCGACCTCAACGCCCCTAAGAGCACGAGCCATAGATAGAGAATCAAAAATAAAAATAGGATGCGCGCCGTAAACCCATGACAAAATCGCCACATCAAACTGGGCATTGTGCGCAAGCACCGCCGTCCGACTCCAATCAACTGACTCGACCCATTGAGGGAGGTTCTCATGCGTAACCCAATGCGACTTGTCATCGCCATACTCTTTCCAACCAATTCCAAATGCTTTAAATTTATCATCACGAATGTACTCCTCCGTTGTCATCTTAGATAGGGTGTAGTCTGACCTATCCCATCTTGTCTCAAAGTCCACGACCAGTAGTCGGTCAAATGGTTTGTTTGCCATTGGGTTCCTTAGTTAAATATAAATACACCAAATAGGGTGGCTACAAGCACACCCACATATACTACTGAAACCGTTTTGCGTCTTTTAATTTCTTTAATGTTTCCTATAAGGGCTGTTTGTAGAATCTCCATATCCCCATCAATCGGTGGTCGCCGATCAGGGCGGTAGTTAATACCCATTTTTATTTTGCCGTTATCGTAAGGAACATTCATACATGCCCTCCAGTAACCAGACTTGGGGCACTTCTAAACGTTTTTAAATCGCGTTCTCGTGGGTGGATTGTTGGTTTGTAGATGACCGTAGTATTTACAGTTCTTGGTTGTGCCCATTTGATTGGGTCGGATTTATCTTCTTCGATTACTCTTTTTGGTTTACTACTCATTTGTTTTCCCTAGTTTAATGTTCGGTTATCCATGTGTTGCTTTACATAGAACCCAGTTGTTACAGCCGCATCATTCAGTAGCTCAGGAACTTCCCATTCTTCGATGTTAATTCCATAAATCTTAACTACCTGAGACTCGTAGTCGTAGCCTACAACAATGGCACAGGAATTCTTTTCCTCGTCCACGCAGTCGTTCAGTATATCTTGTACTGCTTTGTAGGTTTCATTAGCTTCCATGTCGATCCTTTAGTTCTTGCAAAGTGTCAGTAACATCATAAATGTTATCTTCATTTACGACCATTGTTACTCCGCCAGCCTTTCGTATTAACGCCATTTGCGCTTCTTGGAGAGGAGTAGGTTTGTTATTGCCCGCCTTACACTCGATGCCAATAAACAAACCAAGGTAACAAGCCACAATATCAGGTACACCACTACGCCCAAAACCTCCAGTAACAGGGTAGAAATAATACGCCCCATAAGAGTTAAGTACATTGACCACCTTCTTCTTGACCTTGGCTTCGGGTGTCATGCTCATTGTAGTTCCGCATTGCGTCTCCTAACTTCGTCGATCCGTTGTAAACAAGCTACTATCTGAAAGCGTTGTTTATCTAGCATCTGAAAATCGCCGACAGCTTCCGCCTTAAGTGCAAGAATAACCTCAGCCTCTAAATTACATAACGCCGCATTTTCCCTGACTATCTTTAGTACTTCCAACTCACTTAACTGCATTGCGTAGCTCCTTCATAAATTCCCTTCCTTTATCAGTTAGCGCATGATACACGCTTCTTTTGTCGTCAGATTCGTTGTACTTGTGCATAAGCTTTTTAGCTATGGCGGAATTGACGTGGTATTGGGCAGTGGTAGATACCATCGCCCCTTGCTTATTAACTAAAGCTAGAAGCCGAGTAGTTGTTATAGGCTCAGTCTTTTCCACCAAACCAATAACATACTCCTCGCCCCAAGACACGCCAACCTCATCTCTAATATGTTGGGTGGCAAATATAGTCATTACTTAATCTGCTTTCCGAACACTTGGTTAAGCTCAGCCCATAGCTCGCGTGCTTGGTAGATGTTAAGGCTATTTACTAAGTCCTTCACGCTAGTATGAACAGGCAAAACCGCAGGCTTGGTAAACTTTTCAACATTCTCGGCGTCTATCGTTGCTTGCTTCATACGCTTAGTCGCTTCCACTACACTAACATACTTCTTGCTTACCACCTTAACTGCCTTTTTCTTCTTACTGTAAAGCCCCTTGACCTGCGTTGTGTATGTAGAAGCTACCGCCCAGTATACGAATACCATGCGTCTACCGAACCCTTTGTAGTTCTTGTTTACAATCGGGGCACGCCCAATCAGTTGGCGGTCGTATAGGGTTTTAAGTGATGAGGCTAGCCCCGCAACGTCGTCTTTATCGATATCAAATGCGGTTCGCAAAGTTTCTAAACTACATTGAGGGTTGGCTTTGATGTGCTCGTATACAGATTCACAAAAAGATTTTTTCTCTGTTACTGGCGTAGATGTAACTTCTTCTACTGGTAGGTTCCAACTGTTGATGATTTTTTGTACTTCAGTTTGAATATCTGGCATAACTTTTCCTTTGTTTGTAATACTTCTGTAATTTTACTACAAATTTTAACTGTTGTTTTTTAACTACTTTTTCTCAATTAACTTAAACAGTTTCTCAACCATCTCTTCAGCGTCTAGTGCTATATTGATAAGGGCTAACAACTTCTCGTTAAATGCAGGTTCTAGGTTAGCGGCGTTATCCACCGCCCCTATGTTTGTGAGTTCCGCTATTTCATTGTGTAGCGTTCTTATGTCCGAGCCTAGCTCGTTGATCCTTTGTTTATTCATTTCTCTTGTGCCTTTCCAATATCTATTGTAGGAATATCTACCCATTCCCCATACGCTATGCCTACCGAATACTTCTCTTTCCATATCTGCCACCATTTAGATATTTTGGTTTGTTCTTCATAAACATATCGCCATTGTGCAAGGTATTCATATTGCATTGCCGTTATATCAGCATAGGAGGATGGCACTAATCTTTTAGCCAATCGGTATTCTTTTGTACGCATTATTTTTCTTGTGCCTTTCTTAGTATTGCTCTAGCAAATTCAATAATGTCTTGTGCGCCATTAAGATTATTCTTTTGTGTCCACAAAGCTAATATTTCACTATCTGTTAGTGTCTTTGCTGGATGGGTGTAGAGTGGAATATGGTAAATCTCGTCTTTAACCACACTAAAAAGTAATTCGTTAGCCGCCATCCACGCTACTGGTTCGTTGTTCATTTGCAGTTCTTTCTTAATCGTTTAGTTTTATCTTCGTTATCACTAAAGTATTTACAATCCTTACCTTCTCTAGGACTATCTACAAAGTAAGACTGATACTCTGGTGTAGCCCTAGCAGTAAAGCGATAACATCTCTCACGCTTCTTACAGGTCTCGTCACGACACATTGTTATATCAGCCATTAGTTCATCCCCGTAAGTCCATGTTGCGACTGTACTGTCTTAACATATTGCACTGCGTCCCAGAAGCCATTCTCATACTCTTCAGATTGAGTCCCTGTCATCGTAATGTCTTCAGCCCACACAACCATTTTGTCAAGATGTACAAGCTGTCTATGCTGTTGCTCAATCAACTCCTGAGCTTTCATCAAGATAACATGAGCAGTACCCCAAGGAAGTTCAGAAGTTTCTTCTAAGTAGTCGGTAATATCTTTTAATACTTTTTCTCTAAGCAGTCTCATTTATCCTGTGCCTTTCTTAGTATTGCTCTAAATTTGTCTGCTACATGGCGATACAAGATTTCCATGTCTGCTTTGCTGTGTCGGTCAAAATGGTTCATCCAATAGTCGGCTGATTCTCTAGCTTCTTTTAATATTTCCTCATCTGTTNTTAGTGTCTTTGTTGGCTGTGTGTAAAGTGGTTTCCAATAATCAACTTCACAATAAGGCTTCTTCTCTACAATCTTTGTGCCATGACCTGTTTTAAGAATCCACGCTACTGGTTCATTGTTCATTTCTCACTAGCCTTTCTTAGTATTAGATGGGCAAAATAATGTTGTTGCGTAGTAAATCCGTGTTGCATAGCAATCCCATCTTCATGCGATTTTGCCCACAATTCGTTTACTACATCATCTGTTAGTGTCTTTGCTGGATGGGTGTAGAGTGGAATATTGGCGTGTTCATTTTCTTTTGGATATGCTTTTGTGTCATACCCTTCTTCTAAATATTGAAGGCTAAATTTACTTATCCACGCTACTGGTTCATTGTTCATTTCTCTTGTGCCTTTCTTAGTGCTTTAGCAGTAGCTAATACAATCTTTTTGTATTTGTTAAATTCTTCCCCAGTTTTCCAAATCTCATGCCCTACTGGCACAATTTCTGCATCTTGAAGAATAGCTACTACATTTATCTCCTCATCTGTTAGTGTCTTTGCTGTTGCCGCCTTGTAGCCTTTCTCAAACCCAATAGCTTCAGCAATGCCTAAATCGTGTTCTGCTGGATGGGTGTAGAGTGGAATAGGCTCTGTTGTCCCTGTAACTTTCCATGCAAACTTAATGTCATAGATTGTTGCGCCTTCTCCTTCAGGGTAAAAATGTCCTACTGGTTCATCTAAACCCCCCATAAGTGTAGGGTTTGTTGGTACTTGTTCAATCTCCTCAGATGATTTAGACAATCTCCATAGTGCTAACTCTTTTTTCAACGCTTCTATCTCAACTTGTTGCTCATGGAGTATTTCTTCATACTTACTTGTTATCCTTTCAATTTCTACCTCTTGCTGGCGGAGCATGGTGGTTATTTCTTCTCTAGTTACCAGCTTGTACCAACTGTCAACTTCTAATAGGTCGGCTAATTCATTTGCGTTCATTTCTCTTGTGCCTTTCTTTCTTCTAGCTCTACCTTGGCTAGTTCTATTATGTATTGATTTTTATCTATACCAAGTTTTTCAGCAAGAGCTAATGCCAAGTCAGGCACAATAAACTGATGGACTGTTTTACCATCTTTCTTTACCTTTATAGTCTTCATTTCTCTTGTGCCTTTCTACTTATCATTCCATCAGCATACCCAATTTGTCTGCCACGCTCAAATGCATCTAAGCAATACTGTTCTGCTTTTTTTACTTCATGGTCTTTTTGGCAATAAGCATCTTTTAATTTTTCAATGCCTTCTTTCAACGCTTCTATTTCAGCTTGTTGCTGGCGTAGCATGGTGGCTGCTTCTTGCAAACAAGGTATTGCAGTAAATTCCAATTCCTTAATTAGTTCATTAGCGTTCATCCCACATACTCCTCTGCCATGTTTTCAGCATATGTTAACCAAGGCTTCCATGCCCTACGTATTTCACCAAACACATAGTGGTTGGGGTTTTCACGTAACACTAACTCTCGTTTAGCTTCCACCGTTTCCGCTAATGGGATTGTTGTAAACAAAGAGTTTTTGTTTGCGTCGTGGATTATATATTTCCTAGTGCGTGGTGTTTCATTTTCCACAGTTGTTTTCCTTTTGGTTTTGGCTTGCTTGAATTTGCTTGATGACCGTAGATAAAGCCTGTAGTTGGGCGCATATAGTGTTAATGATCTTCGTCACTTCGTACGCTTGGGGGCTTGTATCTACAAAGCTATACTGCGCACCCGTTGCCCCTTGTATGGTTTCGGATTTATAGTGCGAGTAGTGCTCGGGCTTTCTCTCTAGTCCTTTGTGCATAGCTTCTCTATCCTCCGTTGTAAATGTTGTCATGGCTTTTCCCTTTCTTTAAACTCAGTTGTAAACCCTTCAGGTTCAGCGTGTTTGTACCTAATATCCATGCAAAGATGGTTGGCAATCCTACGCACTACATCAGATAATGGTACTGTTCTAGCTTCAGCCCAAAAACTATAATTGTCGTTGGTATAATACCTATTGGCATACTCCAATCTTTCTATTCTTGCTTCAAGCGTTCTAATCTTTTCAATTAGCTTATCATTATTGCATCTAAACCAACTCATACTTCCTCCTTCTGTTTATATTGTTTAGTTATTTCATGCATCTTACCCGCAATAAACCCAGCCTCCCATAACGGGTCGACCATACCACTAGCCATGTATGTATCGTAGTCCTTGGGTATAGGTAGCCAATCGGCATATTCCTCGTCATATAGGGCTTGGTCATCGCTACGCAGTCCTTCAAAATCTAATGCGTAACTCTGCAACTCCAAGCCTAGGTCAGAGTCGGCGGTTAATAGGTTCTCGTCTATCTCCTCTATCTTGCCGTCATTCCATGTAAACCTTACCTGCACCTTCGTTATTGATTTACTCACTATCTTCCTCCTCAATTCGATCAGCTTCTTCACACATAAAATCAAACTGCATATCCAAAACATTAAAGTGCTTACCGGCTTCAGCTTCGGCATCATCGCAGTTATCTGCCTCCACTTCTACATATGCGCACCCAGTTACTAATACATTCCATCTGCTCATACAACCTCCTTAATTGCATTAACATATTTGTTAACAGTCGAACCCTCTAGACCGCACGCAGTATTTACTTCTAACACATAGCACTTATCCTGTGCCTCATTCCATGCAACATCTACTGCACCGAAGTCTAGCCCTAACGCATCAACGGCAGAGATAGCAACCCCCCTAAGAGAGTGAGGTTCTTCGATACCACCTCGACAAAAGACATACCCATTTGCATGGTTTCTAATATAAGGGTGGTGGTCATCAACACTAGAACTCCTACGCTTTTCTTGTATGTCAAGAATTTTACTATTAAATACATGAACTCTGAACTCCTTTTGCTTGCGTATGTATTTTGTATACAACGGGGCATCTACTAACTCTGAGTGTTGTTTGGCTACAACAATGCCTTGCCCTGAGTGTGCGGTGAGTAGCGTACGACATACTACCTTGAAGCCCTGTTCTATCCAGTCCTTTGCCTTGTCCTTGTCTGTTGTGTATTCAGGGTGGGGGACATCGGCTAGCTTAAAATGCAGTAACGACCTGTGTTTGTTTGACGCAACGCTGACGGCACTAGCGGAGTTGATGACCGTAGCATTTGTATCACTAATCCCACTACTACCCCAGTTAATAACGACACGACTAGGCTTGCACAAGCCGACACGCTCAGGGTTTATAAACAACACATCTCTACCTAATGCTTCGCTCAGTCCTTTCTTTAATAGCCTTGCACTTTTACTGCCTCGTTTGTATGGGGCTATGGCTACCCTTGATGTGTTTGTCATTCCGTATCTTTCCTTTCTAAGCCTTTGATTTTGTTAAGCAAATCCGTTATCTGCTCATCGTTTTGGTATCCGATTACATCATTACATACAGGGTTTTGGGAGTCTAAGTAGTAGTTTGTTTTACTTAACCACTTAATAACTGCCAATTCATATGGGCGTTCATCATTACCACGAATCAGACCATCACCCCCCCATACCACACTCGCACCATACCCATTAGGAAAACGGTAAAGTCTTTGGTTGTGTGGCATATCCTTATTCGGATTCTCTGCTACTAAATGTTCTTTCATACTCCCTCCTCTAGGTTTATATACTGACTCTCTTCCCCTAACTCCAAGGTTTCGTACTGCTCATAGTTGTCACTTTGAATGTGCTTATCCCACAAACTGGGGTCAGTCTTATATGCTTTTCTTTCTGCTTCTTCTCTAGTAAGGGCAGTTACTTCTTGGACTGCAAAGCGGGTAGCACCCGCAACTATATAAAACTTAGACATACTTTATTTTCCTTTCGTTGTTAGCAGATACTGATTTTTTGTGGCTTAGTTCTTTCCATCCAAGGGAACGCTTCACGGGCACAGATGTGGTCAGTCAAGATACGCTCGAACCAACTGCTGTCAATCATGTCGTCTAGTGCCATGTAGCACACCTCCATGAAGTTATCGATACCAAACTCCTCGATGAATTCATAGCCTGCGGTGCGACTAAGATACTTGATCTCAAATGTCTGCTCGATCTCAAACAGTAAATCTTCCATCACATCGTCAATCTCTTGAGGTGACACACCAAACTCAGGGCTACGCTTAGTGTTATCTTCATCATCGTAATCGCCATCTTCATCTTCAAAGATACTACCTACTGGCGGTACATATACTGGGCGATCTAGCTTGTCCGTTGCTTCTACCTTGTCATATGTCTTGGTAGTGTGGTTGTATTTGTAATCCTCCCAGTAATCATCACTATCGTATCGACTATCGTAACCACCAGCACCGTAGCCAGCACCATAGCCAGACCACTGCTTGTACGACTTACTCCCACCAGTTTTCCATACTGCCTTGTATGGCTCAGCCTCGATCTGTTGCACCGCTAACTCGGCACTATCAACATAATCTTTGGGCACACCAGTAGGACTAGACCACGCATATGTATTAGATAACCAACGACCGCCCCAATACACGCCTGAGGTTTGATTGACTGTCTGAACACGACCTGTGCTATCCATGATGACGAACTTATTAGACGCACCAATATGATCACCGACAATCTCAGCAAACGCATCGGTAAACGCAAAGTCTAAGTTGTTAGCAAGCATAGGTCGCAAGTAGTCACGAATGTAGTGCCATGTATCTGACTTGGTAACATCACCCGCATTACCTGTACCTAGTATGCCGTTATGCATGAGCCAAACATCAAGCCCGTGCTCAGCACTATTGAATACTTCATATGGGTGGCAATTCTCCATATCGATGTTGCCGTGGGTCTTCATACGCAGATGGAACGCACAATCGTAGCCATCAATGTGGTTGGTATAAAAGTCTACAAACTCTTGGGCATTCTTAGGCAAGATCTTCTCTATGAGAAGCTCGCCGTCAACTGAACGCATGATACCAACGCCATCGGCATTAGATGAATAGAAATCCTCTAACCACTCTTGGGTTAATGAAGGGGCGGAAGCGGGCTGAACGACTAATAAACACATATGTATTTCCTTTATTTAGATTGATTTAAATTTGTTTGGGACAGGTTTCTGCCCGCTTACACTTCAGCTAATTGTTCTTTCTTCTCGAAACGTGGGTTAGCTTTAACGATTGCTGATTTATCTAGCATGAATCCCTTAGACTGCAAGAATGACCGTAGATTGATTGTGTCCTTGCGGTTGTCAGGCTGGCAAATAAACTTGAGGAAGTTATCCGTAGTTAAGTCTTGTTGCCCTGTATCACGACTAAAGAACCAAGCCATGTAAGTAAACTCAAGACAAGACATGATGGTCTCATAGCGTAGCGTGCCCTTAAACAAGCGGAACTCAATAGTTCTCTCGGGCTGGAAGTTAACCGACTCATACCGATCCTCATTCAAGCGTTGCATACCATTACGCTTGCCGTGCTTGAGCCATGCATAGTCGGCTGTCTTGTTCTTAACCTGTGAATAGCGGTTGCCATCTCGTCTTGCTATGGTACGAAAGAGTCGCTGGTTTCTACTATCGTGCATGAACAGGATTAACTTTGCCGCATGAAACATACTCATACCCTTCTTGCAAATGTGAACATGAAGCCCACAAGTCTTGGTATCGTGCGACTTAACATCAGCCCATCTACGCTTAAAGAACTCTAACTGCTTGGCATGAACATCTAACCCTGTGTAGCCAGTCACCATCTCAAAGCCGTGGCTAAGAGACCCATCGTCTTCTAAGAAACAATAGTTGTGCCCTTCAGGCGTAACACCGATAGCCTCGAACAACTCCTCAGCCTTAGCCTCTCGGTCGCAACCATCGCCGACCTCCATCTCAAGCTCAAGCCCCATGTAGATCTTAGTCTCTCGCTTGGAGAACTCAGTTGGGATAAGACCTAGCTTACGCTTACTACTATGATAACCCCCGATGAAGCGGCTTTCTTCTTCCTCCTCCTCATCGTCTTCGATGTCAGGCTCTTCATCATCTTCATGCACCACGCTATCATGGTAGTCTGACCAACGATAGCTATTCTCCCTACAACTAGAGCACACCCATCTGTCGCCGTTATACACCCAAGAGCCATCGTCTTCTGCTTCTATGTACTCGCAGTCAGAGCAAACCTCATATGTAGGTGCGTCGGGGAATTTATCCGAATCGTTAATCATTTCGCACCAATCGCTACTACCTGCCATATCCCTAATGTCAGGGTTGTCATTAAGCATACAAACTAACTCACTATCGTCTTGAGTTCTAAAACACTCCCTAGCCCTCACTCCGAAGTCGTATAGAGCACGCTTGCGAGTCATAAGCGAGACATAACTTGTTACTGAAAACCGATTGAGTCGGTTGCCGTGCCATTGTTGTGTTACTAAGAGGTTGTTCTTGATAGTGTGCCTACTATGATCTACTGCTTCCGCCATAGTCCATGCGTGTGGTCTTTCCATGTGATTCAACTTCATGCTGAGGAATGTCCGCAACACGTCATGCTTACCATCGGGCAGGCTTGCTTTGCGAAGACGGACTGCTTCTACCTGTGCAACTGTATATGTAACTGTTGGCATAACTGTATTTCCTTTCGTTTGTGTAATAACTGATGACCGAAGTCATTGGACAGAAACCTGTCCCAATCTATTTAATAATCAAACCTACTACATACCTAACTACCTGCGCCCCTATGAATAAACTACAAAACAACAGGGCGATCCTGCTATACAAATCAAATCCTTGTAATACTTTCATCTTCTTCTCCCGCTAGTCGATACCGCATTATGTCGTTGCCCGTGCCATCTAAACCCCAGTCCCAAGCATCTGCCCTACGCACATAGCCCACGGGTCTATTAAAATCCCTTAGCCACACTACTAATTCAGGTGTGGTAAGGGTGCTATTTAGGCGGGCTATGTCGGGTATGGTGCCGTGTATTGGGTGGTCTCTTAAGTCGGTAAGGCGGTGCAAGTTACCCCAATCCACCCATGGACTCTCTTTCTTGAGCTTCTTGTATGCGACTATCGCACCGGTTTGCCTCGGAGAATCACCCCACCATAAGTGGGACACCCAATTACTACCTTTCTCTCCACTCCGCAAGACATACCTAACCCTATCTGTGCGTAGTAAGTGCTCAGGCTTTTCATCGGGTTGGGTTGTGGTATTTATTAGTGGGTGCAGGGGTGTGAACCCCTTGGGTATTTTGAAGCGTGGTTCTGTGGGTTCGGGTTCTCGGAAGACGGGTAGTCTTGGGTCTGTTGTTGGGGGTGGTGGGGCGTGCAAGCGTGGTACTACCCTATCTCGCATTTCTGCAATCATCTCTTCAACGCTCATATCCCTAACTGCCCTACCTACATACTGCCTTTCTTGCTCATACACATCTTCTAGTCCTTCTCTACTTTCACCATTAGGCATGGTTTATTTCCTCCTTTGTTAGTGGTTGTTTACTTAGCGGACAGGTTTCTGCCCGTATCGTATTCATTTAACTTCTCTACTCTCCTTTCTTTCATCAATCTATATTGCGTTTCTAAAACCGCCAAGTGGTCTAGGCGTGCTTGTTTGATTTGGGCTATTTGCTCGGGTGTATCTGCTTTTGTTTGCCGAGTCGTTTTTATGGGACAGGTTTCTGTCCGTCTGAAGTAGGCGTGGTATCTGTTCTTAGCTAGGTTTACTTCTTTATCTAGGGTGGTTTTTAGTGCTTCTCGTTCCTTACCCTTTTCCTTTTGCCACCTTTCTTTCATCACTCGCTTTCGCATATCGTTGATGTCCTTTCTTTTTTGGTGTATTAGTTGTTCCCCTAGGTAGGGGTTGATGCGTTTATTTGTTATCTTGTTGCGTAGTTCTTTGAGGGTGAGCTTAGCCCTCGGTTTGCGTTTGGGTTGGCATTGTTTGCACAAAGAGCTGATGACCGTAGTTCCTGTTTCAACCCGCCTGTTTAGGGCGTTTGAATATTCTTCTGCAGTCATGCGTCTTTTAAACTCAGCTCGCTCTCTTGTTTCCCCGCATTTCGCACAAGTTAGTTGTGCTTGCTTGGTTAGTTTTTTCATGTGGTTTGTTTCCGTTTTAATGAAGCAAGGGCAGGTTTCTGTCCCGTTTAGCCATAAAAGTCTACTAATGTCCAGTAATTATACCTATGTTGTCCACAGTAGTTGTCATGTGTTTGAGCCTTATACTACTACGCTTTTTCCTTATGCTGTCACAGATGTCTACGGATTTCCAGCAACTTAAGGACTAAGAAAGTAAGACACAAATAAACAGTCCCACTTATCTACCCTTATATATATATATTTAGAATTTAGTATTTATATATATAGGTGTGCTGGGAATGTGGTAGACGCACATAAACAAAAGGGTTGCGGGCGTCAAGGTAGTGTCCACCTGCGAGATAAAGTAGACAATTACCAAGTGCATTATTATGGTGCATAACGGGACAGAAACCTGTCCCAAACCCCTCTCATTACAGCCAGATGAAGCCACAAGAAGCTAACGCATCGGAGGTGATGACTACCCAGCCTGAGTCCTTGCCGTGCTTCTCAATGCGTTTACGCCACGCTGTTGTGGCTCGGGCTAAAGACTGATATGGCTTTCTTACTATCTCGCCTACTTCATCGCCTTTCTTTTGGCATACGACCCATACATTACTACGCTTACCTAGTGTGCCTTCGGCTAGGATCTGTTTGTATACAGCGCTTGGTTTGAGTGTGATTGATTTCATAGTAATTCTCCTTTGTAAAGGTTAACGACAGATTGGACTTGCTTGGTTGATAACTTGAGAGAGCGGGCAATCGCTAGGATTGTGTAGCCTTCCCAATACATTAGTGCTACCTCTTCTACTAATCGCTTCATGCCTGACATGGTTAGACTCCTTTGTGTTTAGGTAGGTTGATTACTGCATATACATCTTTGGTTGAAAGACTTAGTTGCCTTGCTATCGCTAGGACTGTGTAGCCGTCACGATATAGGGACATGATGTCCCATGCTTTGTTCTTGCCCTTGCTCATTCGTATTTCCCTTGTTTGTAGGTGTTGCGGTTAAAGGTCATAAACACCTCGCCCATAGTGATGGGCTTGTGGTAGTCAGGTTTGGGTTTGGTATCGG